CAGCGAAGAGTTGAATCTCTAATCCGGGTCTGTTGTACAAGCTAAAAACTTCTGCCCACTTTTCTAGCGAACCCTTGGGCCGCATGTGTGGAGAGATGCCTTCCGTAGTGCTGGAAGCAGGTGAATGGTAAACACCATCCCCAGTAATCTCCTGTTCCCCAACAATAAATTTAGTATAGTTTTCCTTCCATCCAAATTGATCTTGCATAATTTCATACCTTTCTTTTGTTTGTAAATATAAAATAGAATCTATTACGTACTGAGTTATGTACGCGCTTTGTTGCTCCGGTGCTACTACCCCATGCTGAGCTAGCTCCTTGCGTAAATCTACTTTAGCCAGTTTAGAATTGGGTATAGAGAACTCTGTTTCCCCATCCATAGGGTGATGTACTTTAAACACTGCAACGTGCTTTAGTTCTGTATCGTACATCCTTTCTGTCACATACAAATCGTAGGGATACACGAGCACAGGTTTGTCTGCTATGTCTTTGTAAATCCCGCCACTTGCACCTTTATAGTAGTCAGGTGGCATCAAGAAAGTAGGAGCGGCATCTTTTACAACAAACCTACCCAGTTCTATAGGGCTTGTTAGTTTGTCCTTACCCTTCCCGTATATGCACCCCTTGCACCCAGCAGGGTATTCTTTGGCAAACTCCGCGCAACTGTGTGGGCCTTTTATGTTTGCTGCTTTGCGCTCCACTGCATGGTGGTTGTAGTCGGGGTGCCCCTTCGATAACTTATGTATTGCCGTGGCGCTATCTTCGCAGTGGTAAGCAATAGACAGCGCGTGGAACCACATGGGTTCGGGTAGAGTCTTACGGTTCTTGAAAGCGTACAGCAGCTGGTTGCAACCCTGCTCACCCTTCTGCATTATCTTTTGGAACGAACTCTTGCTATCCGTTCTGTACGGAGCGTCTTCTGCTAAGAGCGCCTCCAGTGGGTCGTTACTTACCCTCTCATGCTTGTGCTTAACTGGAGCAATTTCAATAACTGCATCCTCGTCCACACCCAAAGCATCTCGTATCACCTTTACATCAATGGGGTCGCGCTTGCGTTTTACAACTACGGGACTAGGAGGATCGTTCTTTACATTGAATGTTCCCGGTACCCGTAGGATACGCGCCGCGTCAAACACCTGACGATCTACATAAAACTCTTGTGTTGCACACACTTGCTTTAGTTGGTCAGCTATTGGTAGCCATTGTGCTTTAGGTAGTTCTTCAGTAAGCGCCCAGTAAGCATGTACTCCATTGCCTGAATCTACTAACGTAGGAGCAGGGAGATCAATCAAGTCACAGAAAGCTGTGAGAGCTTGCAGTGCTTTTTGCTTAGTGGCGTAGCCTTTGGGTTGCCCAGTACTCTTGTCTAGCTCTGTGGCTTTGTCTTCACCGCAGTCTATGTCTAGCCAGAAGGATTGGAAGGACTCCGCGTTAACCGCTGTACGACCCCCACCGGAGTCTTTAGGCAGTGGGGCAAGATCGCTAAACTTAGCTAGGCCGAAGTAAACATGCTTGCCCGCCGCTGAAAAATCATCGAAGTAACTTTGTAATTCTTCTCTGCTCTGGGTAAATTTTGTAACGATACTTGGGTTACTACCGGGGGGAATGCCAACAGCACAGTACCACCCTCCCTGTGGAACGACGTAATCTATTAGTTGAGAATTCTCCATATTATTTTTTTTAGGGGGCACGAAACCCCCAAGTCCTCTCGGTAAAAATGAAGCCCTATCGGTTAAACGTAGGAGGCTAGTAAAGTCCTAACAGCACTGGTTAAATCAGGGTGCGGCTCGTGCGTACCCTGAAACCAGTTATAAACAGTCTGTCGGCTTACTCCCAACTGAGAGGAAACTTCGGCTACAGGTATCTCTTTCTTAATACATACCCTGCCAAGCTTGACTCCCAGTAAGGATCGGCTTGCCTGTTTATTCAAACTACTGAGACGTGTTGTGTATCCGTAGCTCATTAGTCGTCACTTCCCCACTCGTCGATAACATCAGACAAGTCGTCATCATCAGGGGGAGTTTCAGTCTTCTTCTTAGGACGTTTGGTAGGTTCTTTGGGAGCTTCTTCAACCGGGCCAAATATATCGTCTACACTTTCTTCCGCTTCGTCCGAGGTGTCTCCTTTAGAGAAGCCCTCTTCTGATTCAAACGGGGAAGGTGCGGAGTAAGGTATGTACTTAATAACTTGTACACCACGGATGCGTAAAGACACACCAGTGTTAGCCATTTTGTACGGCACCAGCTCTACAGCTAGGTTAATAGTACTACCAGTGGTAAGGAGAAAATCGTCATCAAGGCGTTTGTTATCGGCATCAAACTGTGCCGGTATCCCTGTAGGACGATCCCCAAAGGTTGCTTTGATGTTAGCTTTACCTACTACAGTACCGTCATCTTGCTTCTCAAAAGGTACGGTAAACTTAGCAGCCCACGACTTATCTCGCTTGGCGTTGTACGCTTTGGTCATAGCTTTGTGAAGGTCTTTAGCTTGGTCAGTAGACATAACAAAAGACAGCTCATACTTTGCTGCATCATCAGCAGCTAGGCACGGCACAGTTTTGCCATTCTCACCTGCGCTCTGGTCAAACCGGTACGGCTGGTCTAACCGGGGGTACTTTGCTTCGATTCCTTTAAGGATATAGCTTTCGTTTTTCATATTTGCACTCGCGTTAAAAAGGTTATTTACATTAGCATCGGCCAGTATTAGCCGAGTTAGGTTCTCTTGCTCATCCTCAGATACAAGGCTGGCTGGTTTAAAATACATAATGCGTCTACTTGAGCTATCCGCAAAACATATCTCGGTACTTACAGTGTTGAGTTGTTCCCCATGGTTCTTGAGGAATCTTTTGTATTCATACAGGCCCATAGCGTTTGCAGCCTTACTGAATAAACTCCCTCCCGCAACTCGTAACTTACTCACTGCATACGTATTGTTTAATACCAACTTAATCTCGGTAAAAAACTTACATTCTTTAGCACGTTGCCCCGTTATATTCCTTGGGCAGTCAATGCACCTATTACTTTGCACAGTCTGTGCTGGTACTGCGCTATCCGGTAACTGTGTGTCTAACGACCAACACTTCAGCTGTCCGTACTTAGAGTAGTAGCTGCGTGAAAGAATCCCGTCATCTACTATGTTAACTTTTATAGCTTTAGTAATTTCTCCGGTAGCTTTGTTGACGAAGAAGTTATCATTTGTAGTAAGCAGCGTCACTTGGGTGTTGGTTTACGCACGGAGATGCTGTACCTATTCTTAGCCTGTAGCCCAACAGGGGTAACGTCTGGGTTGTCTGCTAGAAATTCTTTCATATTACCGCTGTGTATCCTCTTCTCTAGCAAGTGCAGAGCATCGTTGTCCTTGATGAACTTGTGCATCTGTTCCCAGTCGCTTGTCCAGAAGTTGGATACAACTCGTCGGGTAACTGTCCCCGCCGCTGTCTTTAAGCTATCTATGTTCTGCTCTTCACACAACTCAAGCATACTGTCGGCAATCTTATTTTGGATTACTTTAAGTTTCTTTATCTGTTCTTCTTTCTCTTGAACAGCGTCGCGTATTCGCATGTAGTCGCTGGTCATTTGATCTGCTGTTAGTTTTTTCATGGCACCTCCTAAAAAGGGACAACCAGTTTAGCAGGGGCTTTTACATTGTCAAGCATCTATTTCCTGTCTGTACAAATCAATTATTTTACTGTGGTTAGTGATGTTGTTTTGCAGCATGGCATACAGACGATCTTCTACTGCACTACCCCGTATGTGTATTATAGCCATGGGGTTGTGTTGCCCCGGACGATTGATGCGGGCGTTGGCTTGCAGGTATGTCTCTACGCTAGTAACAGGAGCGTACCAAATAATGGTGTTGGCAGCTGTTAGGGTAAGCCCATGTGATGCGGCCTGTGGCTGTATAATAAGAACGTGAGGGTCGGGCTTCTCTTGAAAGTCTTTTATTATTTCTGCCCTCTTGTTGACCGATACCTTCCCTGATATGACGGCACAGTTTATTTTGTTCTTAGTAAGGAATTCCTCAAGCAGATTTATAGTGTGCGTGAAAGGCACGAAGACCAGAACTTTGTGGGAAGACTCATCAATAGCTTCCTTTACTACTTTCAAACGGTTGCTTACATCGAACTGGATAACTTCTCCTTCGTCCGTGTACACAGCACCTCCTGATACTTGTAGAAGTTTGTTGATGTTTGTAGCTGCGTTAACAGAGGTAACAGATTCACCATCAGCTACCATCATCATCTTATCTTTAAGTATCTTGTAATAACGATTTTGCTGTGCAGTTAGGGGCGCGTCTCGCTCTACGTAAGTAACAGCAGGGAGGTCTAAACATTGGTCACGTTCAAACCTGATAGCAGGTTGAAGAGCAGCGTGTACTGTCTGGTCAGCATCTGGTTTAGGTCGCCAGATAAACTGAGTTACCTTGTACATAACCTTGTCTCGGAACGCCCCGAAGTACTTAGGCACACCGTCTGGGTTAATAAGTTTACCTAAACCAAACGCATCCACTGGAGATTGTGCTGCTGGAGTACCCGTAAGCATCCAGACCCATGGCACATCAGCAACTATGGCGTTAAGTATTTTCCACCGGTTAGTCTGGGCATTCTTGTAGGCGTTAGCTTCGTCTACTACAACTAAGTCAAATCCCCCGTTCATAATCTCGTCTTTAACTACTGCCACTCCATCGAAGTTTATGAT